GTGGGGTGCATGTCGTACGCCCACTGGATCATCTCGCGCTTGGTGGCGGTCTTCTTACCAACTGCGGCGAGCTTGACCTCGTTGGGGGTCACCTCGAAGAACGGGATACCCTGAGCCCGGAGTGCGCCCAGGACGCCCACACAGACGCCGTAGGAAGCCATCGCCCGTGAGGACTGGCTACCGACTGGGACTTCCACGAATACGGCCTGCACGCCTGGTAGGAACTCCTGAGCCCCCAGGCTGAGCTGCCTGGCTGCCTCGATGTCCTTGCTGTTCTGGCGTACCTGCTTGCCCGTGGGCAGTACCGGATTGGTGAGCCCCAGCTTGTTGATGATCAGCATCCCGTTGGAGGTGTCGTACTGACCTGCGGCCAGGCCCCAGTTGCGTAGGGAGGGGTCCATGCCCAGGACGTTGATCCGTCCAATCAGAACGGATCCTCCACGTAGCTCTGCCACGCCATCTGGGCGATGTGGTTGCGGCAGGCCATGTGGTGCCAGTGGGCCAAGACTTCATCCTGGGCAAACTCGTATCCCGCGTCGGGAATGAAAGGTGCATTCATGGGCAACAAGGGGGCTGTTGCCAGCCCCCGTCTCCGATCAGCCGAACAGGGAAGTGGTGGGACGAGTAGCACCACCCGCTGCGGGCTGAGCAGCAGCCGGAGCACCCTGGCTGGCCATCGGACGCGGTGCACCACCTGCCGGGACATTACCGGACGGCTTCTGGGTACGGTCGAGGGTCTTGCCAGCGAACTTGGCTTCCCAGGTCTTGTAGAAGCTGGCCTCTTCCGCCTGGGCACGAATCTCGGCAGTGGTGAAGCCGTCCTTCGCACGGAAGATCTTGTCGACCTCGTTGACGTCACGGGTCTCACCAGTCGGCTGGTAGGAGCCATCGTCGGCCTTGGCACGCTTGTCGACGGTCTGCTTCTGCAGGCCCACCAGGACTTCCTGGCCGATCAGGTCGGTGATCACTTCCACCTGGGTCGGGACTTCGGCCTTGGCCTCGAAGCTGTACAGGTTGATCACCTTGGTTTCGTGATCCATCTCGGCAATGCCTTTGCCCACGGAGAGCAGGCACAGGGCATCGGCGTGGATGAAGCCCGGAAGGTACTTCTTGTCGCCGTCCTTGGTCTCGTAGTAGTTCTTGTTGCCCTTGGCATCGCCAGAGGTCATCCAGAACTGCTGACGGAACTCACGGCCGCCCTCTTCCTTGAAGTGGACGTTCAGGGCGAGTGCGCCACCCTTGGACTTGTTGAGGTAGGCCAGGGTCACGGTGGACTTGTACAGGCCGGACTCGAGAGGGCCACCGCCACCGACGGAATCAGTTTCGTTTTGGATGTCGTTGGAGGTAGCGAGGTTGGAGAGCAGAGACATAGTGGTATTCCTTTCGTTCAGTATGGGATTGGTTCAGTGTTGCTGGGTTGGGTTGATGCGTTACTGTATTAACGCAGCTTACGCATAGTACTCATGCAGGCGATCGAGTACCTGTTGCACGTTGTTGTCGATGAAGGTCTCGTTGGTGTCCCAGAGACCCAGAGGGCCACGCAGACGCTCGTTGACCGTTTCCTTGGTGAGCTTGGTCTGGAACACGTACTTGTATCCCAGGGCTTCCTCTTCCGGGGTAATGGTCAGGAGCTCGGACTGGTACTTCTCCAGATCCTTCAGCTTCATCTTCTTGGCCGCGATCACGCAGCTGAAGTAGGACTCGACGCCGTTGTTCTTGACGCTACCTTTGATGGGTACGGCGGTCTCCATGACCATCTCGGACTCGTTGAGCGTGTCCTTGACGTGGGCGATGAAGATCACGTTCTTGCTGGATGCAGCCACATGACTCTGCATGAGGCGCTTGAAGTACTGAGCGAAGTCGCCCCAGGCCTTCATGGTGTTGGTGGAGTTGATGACGAACAGTGACTCGTACATGTCCATCAGGTAGGTCAGCGAGTCGACGACGATGGTGTGAACGTCGTCCATTCCCTCGGCTGCCTGGAACGCCTCTTCGATCTGGTGCGGATCGACAACGGTGTACTCCTTGAACTTGGAGCGGAAGGGCAGCTTCTTGCCTGCTTCGCAGTTCAGGTACATCACGCCTTCCGGGTTCTTGATGCCCATCAGGGAGGCGCTCTTGCCTGCAGCGGACTTGCCGCAGATCAGCACCAGGTTGTCGTTTACGGTCTGGGTCATGGTGACTCCTGTTGGTGTGGGGGGGCTCACAGGGAGCCCCTTCTATCTTTTTCACCGAGCGCCCGGAGGGCGCCCATCAAGGTTGTGCATGGCGCTTGTGGATCGCCTTGGCGACCGTGACCATGATGGTGTTGAGGATCTCGGCTTCATCGAGCTTGTCCGCGATCTTGCTGTTCAGGCTGAACACCTTGGATCGCACTTCATCGAAGCCCATGCCGCTGTCGACCAGGATGTACGCATAGCGCAGCAGCTGGTTGTTGCGGTTGCCATCTCCGATGTTGTTCATCACCCAACGCTCGAGGTTGTCGAGGTTGCCCAGGGCCTGCATTCCCTTCTTGTGCTCTTCGTTCTTGCTGGTCTTCGGGATGAAGGGCAGCACGTCGAGCAGCTGACCGTCGGTGTACTCGTAGTGACCCGGGTGGGTCAGCCACTTCTTGCAGCGGTACTTGCAAGAGTCGTCAGCCTCGAAGGGAAGCCACTCCAGCAGGTTGCCGAAGAACTCCTTGTACTCCTGGTAATCCATCTCCAGCTGGTAGTTGATGGGCAGGATGATGCGGAACCGGTGCTCGGTATCCGTGTGCCGCTTGGTGGTGTAGTACAGGGCCTTGTAGTCCTTGAGCAGGTTCTTGGCCATGTCCAGGCTGATACCACCATCGACGTCGATCACCACCATGTTGAACCCGGGGATCGCGTTGTCCTCGTTGCGGTACCCGCCGTTCAGGTGATGATTGATCCAGTGCATCCCAGGGGCCTGAGTCAGCTTGTGGAGCTGATCGAAGGGCGCGTACTCGTTGCGGTACCCCTCGGTCATGTCATCGGAGTAGCTGACAACCATCTGGCTCAGGTCGGTCTCCTTGAGGCTCTCGCCCCGCAGGAACTCGATGCCGTCCTGGAACGACTTCTTGATGATGATGTTGTTCTTGTAGCCCCAGGCCACGGCCAGCGTGAGCATGTCATTGCGCTGGTTCGCGGACTTCGGGTAGAACGCCAGGTCTTCCACCAGATCGGCGTGAGTCACCTCGTCGCCCAGCTCAGCCACGTACTTGGCCAGCTTGACGTAAGGCTTGTCGCGCTTGAGCAGCAGCTCGAAGGCCTTGCCGGATTCCTCGGCTACCTTGATGGCAGCGTGCAGATGGGCCTTGGTGATCTCCGGGCTGTCATCGATGAAGGCGTAGGCACCGGCCAGCTTGATGGTCTTGAAGAATCGACTGATGGTCTCGGTGCGACGGACTTCCTCGACCAGCTTGAAGCTGGCAGCACGACGCTCGCAGTCCAGCTTGTAGGCGTAGAGCTCCAGAGCAGTGTCGTCCGGCAAGATCAGCGTCTTGTTGGCGTTGATCAGGTCTGCCAGGTTCGCCAGGCGATCGGAGATCTCCTGAAGATCGCTACTGGCTCCGGCACGCTTGGCCATCTCCAGGTACTTCTGGGGATCATCCACGGTGGTCTGACCGTTGCGTTCCACGAAGCCGAAGAAGCAGCGACGGGCATAGCCAGACTCCAGCAGCTGGAGCAGGTCTTCCTCCTGCTTGCCGCCATCGAGCAGCTTGTTGGAGGTACCGAACAGGATCATGTTGGAGGGCGTGGTACCACGCAGCTCGGCATGACGGGGATTGTCCTGAGTGTTCTTGTTCAGGGTGGTCCCCACCTCACCGTCGTAGAGCTCCATGAAGAGTTCTACCAGCTCGGTGTTCTTGCCGAGGTGCAGGCCGACCTCATCCACGATCAGGTTCAGGGCACCAGCATTGGCCATCAGAAGCTTGTGCCGCAGCTGCTTGGCACCTGGGGCAGTACCTGAGTCGAAGCAGAACAGCAGCTCACCGGTACGTTCGAACTCGCGCTGAACAGCCACAAGCTCATCGTCCGGGTCATGGCCCTTGCGCACGGCACGGCTGTTGGCCAGCTTGGGCAGGTTGTCTTCTGCCAGGATCGGGAAGGTCTCCTCGCAGAATCTCGGGATGAACTGGTTCAGCACCTCCTTGGTCATGATCCGGCAGGAACGAGTCTTGCCGAAGTTCGAGGGAGCCAGGTTAAGGCTGTACATGTTCACCGGCACCTTGTTGCCTTCCGGCATCATGATGTGGGTGTGCATGGAAGCAGCCGCCATAGCGAAGTAGTTGGCGACCATCAAGCGGAAGAACAACGCGGAATCGGACTGAGCACGGTCCTGCATCACACGAACGATCTTCTCGCTAAGAGGGTGATGCTCGAGAGCGTCGTAATCGATCATGGTATCTCCTAGAGTTTGAGCGAGCCGTCAGCGATCAACTGATCTTTCTGGCTGCAAATAGGGAAAGCAGGACAGTACTTGCAGGCCATCACCTGGCCGGGTACCTCCACGACAGTGCCTACCCCACCGTCCTTTGCGAGACGGCTGTAGGCTTCCTGCTTGTTGTCGAAGTTCTTGGTCGAACGCGACATCTTCTGGGGGTTCTTGTAGTACTTGAACTGCGGAGCAGTACGCCAAAGCTCCTTGTCGGAGCACAGCGGCAGATCAGCTTCGTCAGCGTCCTTGTAGGCCTCGACCTCACGCAGCTTGTTGGCGATGAACGCCTCGATCTCGGGCAGTGGCTTCAGGTTGAAGACCTTGCTCATGATCGGCTGCTGGGGGTACTTGGGATCCTGCTTGGCGCGGAAGGCCTGCCAGTCGGTGAAGATGAAGTTGATCTGCATCTGATCGCTGGTGATCAACTTCGGGTTGAGCCAACGGTAGATCGATCCCTGCAGGACGTAATCCTCATCCTTGGTTCCGTTCACCCAGGTGAACGTCCCGGTGGACTTGAAGTCCTCTACGCGGCCCTCGGCCACGAAGTCGAACTTGCCGGACACCTTGTAGCCCATGAACTCGCGGTAGGAGCGAAGCTCCATGTAGACCGGGATCGTGTCCTCGGTGAGCTCTTCTGGCTTGGGATTGACCTTGATCTTGCTGATCACCCGCTTGGGGTAACCGAGCGCCTCCAGGGCCTTGTCGTAGCCGTTGAGCCAGGCACCCTCGATGCTGTCGTGGATGGCACTGCCCAGGCGGCTCTTCCACATGGCCATGACGTCGACCTGAGAGAGATCCTGCGGTACCCGCTGGCTCAGGATGAGCTGCCGAGTTGGCTTCAGGAGGGCGGTAGCAGAGATCGTGTCGTCTTCATGGTCGTAGTTATCAGTGGCCAGGAAGACGGCCAGAGAGAGGGGCACAGAGGCCTGATTGGTGTACTTGCGGGTAGTCATGGGTAGCTCCGGGAAAAGAGGGTAGGGCGGCACTGAGGCCGCCCGGAGGTTCAGTTACGGACGAATCGAGCGAACCAGGGCTTGCCGAAGAGGACGAGAGCCCTCACGGCGAAGATCCGGTCCCTGTAGTACGGCTGGACGTCATCCGGTCGCTTGACGACGTGAACGACCCTCCTATGTCCCTCGTAGAGCTCGAGGTAGTAGAAGGTGACGAAGTGGGGGATGAAGTAGACGTAGAGTG